TAAACTTGAAATTTGGAAACTTATTAGCAGTTCCATCTTTACCAAGTCTATTATCGTAAACGTATTTTATTACTCCTTGTACGTTCATATTACTTCTCCTTATTGTTTAGGTAGCGATACATTTTTAAACAGGCAATCGCCACTTCTTCCTGTGCATCTCCTATTGGAAATTCCTTAATATTTAACTTGCCTTGCTTAGTGCAATTAACAATTACACCTTGCTTAACATCAATTCCAAGTTCTTCCTTAACGCAAATCTTATAAAGATAGATTTGTACTAACATAGAATCTCTTATTCCTGATGATGACTTCCAATCATAAATAATATGCTCTCCTGATTTGTTTTTAAATATAGCATCAAGAGTACCAGTAAATTTATGAATACGACTAAGCACTTTACGTTCAGTAAATACAATCTCTAAACCTTGTTGCTTATCGTACCATTCTTTAAACTTACCAAATGATTTTTTAATCTCAGGATTAATAATCTCAGGAACAATTCCTTTATGAATGTAATCTTCAATTAAATTATGCACTTGAGTTCCAACTAAACCAGCATCTCCCATGCTTTGATTTGGTGCTTTTTTAATTTGATCTGCAATCTTAGCTAATTCAATTTCATCATAGCTAACACCTGCTCTAATTAATTTCTTAAATTCTTCAGAACATATCTTGGCAGACCACAAACCAATTACATTAGCTGGAGTTAATAGTTTAGTTATACCAGTAGCAGATGGAAGTTGCTCATCATTCCAAAAGTATTGATGTTGTATTGGGTCAAATAATAAAGTTTCTTGACCATTGTATAGTTTTATTTCTTCCATTTTGCCTTCCCTTTTTGTTTAGCTATAAATATCCTGCTTAATTATTTTACTGTAGTCTGATTTGATTAAATTTGCATCAAATAATTTATCTACAGGCAAACCAAATACTTTACCAACTTTGTATAATTGAACTGCACTTAGTTGATTAGTTCCTAGTTCAAATTTAGATACTTGTTGTGTTGCAGAACCAATGAACTCAGCAAGTTGTCGCTGACTCATAAATTTAACTTTACCTGTTATAGGTTCTTCAACTTTAGTATTGTGTCGCAAGTATCTTAAATTACTTGCTAGTGTATTTACTATTTGGATTCTTGATTCCATATTTCCTTCCATCTGTTGTGTTGAGTTTGCCAATATTCACAATTTATATCTGGGTTATGATAAGGAAACGACTTATAGAAATCATCTAAAGTTATTGTCTTATCTTCTACCGAACATAAATCATAATAGTATGGTGCTTCATTAGAAACTATCCATCTGTTAGTTTTAGATTCTAATAGCAGTCTATTTATTTCTTGTTGTACTGTTTTAGTTAATGACATTGTGATTCCTTCCTTTTAAACAGTTTTTAATATAGTTTTTTTTAGTATCTTCTGGCAACGATACAACACCTAAACTAGCTGGTCTTAATATATTTGTAATTATGAAGTTTTGAAACTCCATTCCAGTTGTTATGTGTTGATCTGCTAAAGCAGTACAATGTTGAATATCATCTGTGATTTCAACTGCTCTTGCTTCATTCCAAGTACCAGCACGACCCTTCGTGTCAATAATTGGTTTGTATGTGCTACAATTACTTATTGTTATAATAAGTATTAAACCTAATAATGTTTTCATTTTTCCCTTTGTTTATTTTAGTTAAGTAATCTTCAGTATGGATATTAGCAATATCAATTTTCTTTAATATTGGTTTTTGTTTCCAAGCCAAAGTTATGTATTCCAATAAAGTTTCAGTTCGCTGATTCTTTATTAAAATTTCTAAGACTCTACTCGCTAGTTTGTGATCGTTGTTTTTCATTTGCCTTCTCTAGTTGTTGCTTTTCTTTTTTTAACTCAGCTTCTTTAAGTGCTTGTTTAAGCTTCTCAGCAAATACTGATTCGCCTAGTTTGGTACTTAAATCTTTATTTGAAAAGTTCATCTTTTTTATTTCCGTTTATAGCTTTTTGGAACGCATTGTAAATAGCTTTTTCATAACCACTTATCTTGCTTCCTGAAAATTCTTGGACTACAAAATACTTTTTCATAATCTCAAGACAACCATTTAGAATATCAATATCAACAGATTTTTTCATTCTAATTAATTGCTAAGTGTATTAATATTATACTTGCACCAAGCAACATAGCTGTGATAACCAATCCTATTCCGTCTTTAGTTTCTCTAGTCATTTATTATTCTCCCATATTAAGATTGCCAAAAACACTGCAAAACAAAAATACCAAAATCCTAAATCATTTATAATTTCTAGCATTGTTTTGTCATCATGATGTTAAGTTTACTTATTAGATTAAAGATACGTTTCTTAGTATGCTCTCCTCTAATTTCATTATCCAACAAGATTCTTGATAGAACTGCTGTCATTAGTTTCATTTCATAGTAACTCATTGAACAAATTACACCTGTGTTTCTCATTTGGCTTTTCTTTTCTTACCAAAGCAATCAAACTTTTTATGATAAGCTTTAAGTAGTTTAGCTATTTGTTTTTTATTTTTAATCATATTACTTATAATCTCTTTGAAATAATTGTTCAGAATTATCTCTAATTTGCGAAACAACTTTTAGGGGAACAAATTGTAATGCAAATTCTAAAGCTTTTTCAAGATTATGTTGTTTTCTTTTGGTTGCAACTAAATGATATATACAATCATCAATTAACCATTTTTTATAATTGTTTATTGTTTTCATATTTCCCTTATTAATTATTAATATAGTTTATATATTACTATCATTTTTAAATTACAACTCAAAAAGTTATATTTATATAAAATATATAGATTTAAAATCAATGACTTATTCGTTGCCATTTTGTTCTATATTTGATACTAGGGATTGTGGGTAAGTGCCTTCCCTTACCCACGTTATATAACTAGGAGAAATAATGCCAATAATTAAAGGTTATTCTAAGAAATCAATAAGCAAGAATATAAGCCGAGAAATGAAACGTGGTAAATCACAAGCACAATCTGTGGCAATAGCTTTATCAGTTGCTAGAACTGCAAAGAAAAAAGCAAAGAAATATAAATAGTGCAAATAGCGAAGGCAAACATAATTCATTCTGTTAAGCATCAGAAGTTCGTAGCTTCTTTTCCATGTGTAGTTTGTGGGAACGATACTCAGGTTCAATGCTGTCATATTCGTTCTATCCCTAAAGTAGGTAATGTAGGCAAAGGCATAAGAGATGATAAATTTTGTATTCCAATGTGCTTTACTTGTCATACTCAACAGCACCTTATTGGCGAATTAGAGTTCTTTGAAAAATATAATATAAATCCTATATTGATTTCTATGAAGATAGCTAGTATATCTCCTTGTAATAAAATTAACCAAGCCAAACAGGAAGGTGCATACAATGGAAAACTTAACTATCAAGAACATATCCGAAATAACAAAAAAAGTTCTTTGCAATCATAAACTATACAAAGACATAAACTTCTTTGACGTTCCACATAACAAAATTTGTCTAGCAGTAATTAGAGAGATTACAGAATTATCTTATAATGAAATTGGCAAAGCTTATAATAAATCATGGTTTACAATTTATGCTTCAGTAAAAGATACACAGAAAAATGGATTAAAAGCTTTTACAAATAAAGTTATAGAATTAGTAAAGGCAGAAATTAAATGACTGAAGGTTGGATAGCTTTACATAGGAAGATTTATAACTCTAGTGATTTTAATAATCAATTAGAGGTATCTGTTTTTTTATATTTGGTTTCTATGGCTTCGCATAAACCAACACAAGTTGTTTATAGAAAAAAGAAAATAACATTAAGTCGTGGTCAGATTTCAATAGCTTATAGAGATTTAGCTAAAAAGTTTAATCTATCAATGCAGAATATTAAAACAATAATTAAGCATTTAAAAAAGTCAGGCAACATCAACCAAACTCTAACCAAAAATTTAAGCATATATACCATTGTTAAATATAGCAAATATCAAGATATAGAACCTGCGAATAACCAAAAACTAACAAACAGAACAACAACCATATATACTAATACTACTAGTATAGATAAAAATATGTTAAGTCTCAGCAGTATGACTAATACACCAAAGAAAATTACCATTCCTACCTTGCAAGACTTAAAAACCAAGATAATTGAGAAACCTAGAAAAAAGAACGAATACGAAATAATGAAGGAAAAACTTGACGCAGAAGATTACGAGAAATGGGTTCTGCACACATTAAACTCTTGAAATAAAACAATAATATCTTTATAACTACAAATAACTAGCTAGGTATCAGGGGTGGTGAAATTCCACCCTACAAAAATTATATATTTACATAATCCTAAAATAACACTACTGATTCGGAATTAACTAAATGGAGAACGTAGTTATGGACGACCCTAAAATAGAAAAGGCTTTAGATTATGTTGATAAAATACAAAACATAGTTGATAAGCTATCTTACGAATCATCATACAGTGATGAGTTCATTGAAGATGTAGGAACAATTTTATCTGATTTAAAAGATAAACTTGAAAATGCAGAAGATGAATCTGAACCAAATAATGATGATTCTGACGAAGAATAATCTAAACAGATAAGCTGAAAAGCTGGAAGGTTATCAAACCTTAAAAATCAATGAATAGTAAAATACTAAGCATCAAGCTTTGGGATTACACAATTATTTTATTATTTTTAATGTTAGTGTTTTTAATTGGAACATTTTTTCCAAACGATCACATTAAAGATAAAATAAGACAAAGCACTATTGATGAAATTAGGAAGATAGGTTTCTTTGAACCTAAAGTGGATAACACTTCACAAGATAAGTTTATAGCAAGTATGCAAAAATGTATTGCTTATATAAACTTGGACTTAGAAAAAGACCAACATATACCAACATCATTAATTATTGCACAAAGCATAGTTGAAAGTAACTTCGGTACTTCAAGATTTGCTAAGGAAGGCAATAATCTATTTGGAGTTAGAGTATGGTCTAAAAACGGGATTCTACCATTACAACAAGACCCATCAATTAACTGGAGAGTTAAAACATATTCAACTAAATGCCAATCAGTTAGGCATTACATAAGCACATTAAACAATAATCATCACTATCAGGAGTTCAGACAACTGCGAAATAGAACAAAAGACCCTATTAAATTAGCTGATACATTAGACAATTTTAGCACTAGCAAAGAATATACAAATCATGTTAAGCAAGTATTAATTAAATACAAAGGCAAAATATAATGGCTAATGAGACTACATCAACATCACTAAGTAAACTTTATACAAACAAAGTTAAGACCAAAGGTACTTATAGAGTTTATAGACCAAAACCATTAAAGATGCCGAGAAAAAAGAAATGAAAAAACCTATTTGGGAAAGACAAAGACCATCTAAACTTGGCAGACCAAAACCATTTAACACTAAAACAAAAGCTTATAAAAAAGCCAGACGTTCTGCTGGTCAAAAATTCGGCAAGAAAAACAGCTTTGTTAAAAACCTTTACATAGCAAAGAAGCTTAAAAGAAAATGAACTTACCTAACGAAATAGTCTTTGGAAGCAGACTGATTAAGTTAGACTACATTGACAAAGAAACAGCATCTAAGAAAAAGATTTTCGGTGAATTTGACTCAGACAAAAACACCATGACCATAGACAAATCATTAGATAACATTGAAATGAGTAACACCTTACTGCACGAGATATTCCATTTAATCCATGACGAATATAAAATAGATTTACCAGCTAAAGCAGAAGAAATAAGCTGTAATTCATTAGCTAATGGAATCTGCCATGTACTATACCAAAACCAGAATCTACTAGAGTTCCTTTACAAATCGTTAAAAAAAGCTTAATAGAACATTTAACGAACATAGTCGGTTAATATGGATAAGAATACACCAGTAATAGACATACCTAAGAAGGTAGGGAGACCCAATTTTGAATTTACACCTAAAATATTAGAACAGGTTAAAACTATGGCTAGTTACATGTGTACCAAAGCAGAAATAGGCAAAATAATTGGTTGTTCAGAATCCACGATTAATAGAAACGAATCAGCACAGGAAGCATGGGAACAGGGGGTTGCACTAGCAAAACAAGAGATTAGAAAAACCCAATTTGATATAGCTACTAAACTAAAATCAAGCATAATGGCTATGTGGCTAGGTAAGGTTTATCTTGGACAAACCGATAAAATACAAAATGCTGATGATAATGTTCCACTGCCAATCTATGACATCATAGAACACGAAGAACCTAAAGAAATAGAATTTAAGGAAGTTAAAAATGAGTAAATGTATATTTTGTAAAAGACTTATGGTAAATAAATTAGAGCAACATATTAAAGCTTGTCATAAGTGTATTGTTGATTTGCTTATGAAAAAACATAACTTAAAAGTTAAAAAACAAGCACCAGTAAAATTGAACTTAAAAAAGTATGAGTAAATTTAGTTTATTAAAACGTGATAAGAATCCAAGAGGTGGTTTAAGTGCATCTGGTAGAGCAAGATATAACAAAGCAACAGGTGGCAATTTAAGACCACCAGTTAAGTCAAGACCAGATACTTTAACAGAATATAGACGTAAAGGTTCATTCTTAGTTAGAATGGGTAGTAGTCAAGGCAGACTATTTGATTCTAAGGGTCGTAAGACAAGATTAAAACTAAGCTTAGAGGCTTGGGGTTATAGAGGTAAAAGCAAATCTGAAGCAGTGGCTTTAGGGAGAAAATATTTAAGAACTTATCAAAACAAAAAGAAATGAATCAAATGTGTGGGCGAAAGAAACCAAAGATGCTAGATAAAAGTTTGCGAGGAACAAACGATCTTGAAGTAATTATTTATAATCTTAAAAAAGAAATAGACAGATTAAACGAGGAAGTACAAGCAAAGGATATTGAGTTAAAACAGCTACAATCCAAAGATGATTAATGTCTTTATTGGATATGATAGCAAAGAGAAAATAGCTTACCATATACTAGCTGAGAGCATACTAAGACATAGTTCAGTACCAGTATCATTTACTCCAATCTACTTACCTAACATTCAAGATTCATTTAACAGACCAAAAAACAGTTTATCATCTACTGAGTTCTCATTTAGCAGATTTATAGTTCCTCATCTTATGGGTTATAATGGTTGGGCATTATTCCTAGATTGCGATATGCTGTTTAAAGCAGACATCAAAGAACTATGGGATTTAAGAAATGATGATTATGCTGT